TATATTTAAAAAATTTGGGATAAAAAATATAGACCGAAAAAAGGCAGCAACTGATTTTGAAAAACAAATTAAAAGTTTAAAAAGAGATTACGGAATTACTTTTAGTTCTAAAGAGGGCGAAAGAGTAATAGCTGATTTAAAGTCAGCTTACTATCATAGAGGTTCATTTACAAAAAGTGATCCATATGAAACTTCATACCGAGAAGGTCAAAGATCGGTAATTATCAGAATAATCAATCTTTTAAAGGAGGATAAAAATGGCTGATGAGCAAACGACCACAGTACAAGACAACCCAGTAGTAGAAGAAAAAACTATACTTGGGTCTGGTGCTAGTGATAATCAAGACTGGAGATCATCTTTAAATGATGAATTGAAAAATAATCCAACAATTCAAAATATTAAAGATTTAGAATCTGCGGCTAATACACTAGTTCACCAGCAAAAAATGATAGGGAGTAGAATACCTATACCAAAAACAGATGAAGAAAGGGCTGAATTATATACAAAGTTAGGAAGGCCCGAAACTTCTGATAAGTATAGTTTTACTATTCCTGAAACACATTCTAAATATTTTAATGAAGATCAAGTTAAACAATTTAGAAATGTTGCCCATCAAATTGGGTTGAGTAACGATCAAGCTAAAGCATTGATAGATTATCAAGTAAAGTCTGTTGATTATGAAAGTCAAAGACGTAATACTGATATGACTTTAGGAAAGAAAAATACAGAAGAAGTATTGCATAAAGAGTGGGGTTATGACTACGATAATAAAGTTAGAGCCGCACAAAGAGCAATGTCAGTATATGCAGATGAAGAATTGATACAACTTTTAGATACCGAAGCAGGTAATCATCCATCAGTTGTTAAATTATTTGCACGTTTAGGTGAAGATATAACGGAAGAAATGGCTAAAAATACACAGAATAATAAATTAGCTGTTTCACCAGTTGATGCAAAAGCGGATATTGCTAAAATATATGCAGATGCAAATCACGCATATCATAAAGCTGGTCATCCAGATCACTTAAATGCTGTGGAACAAGTACGACAATTACACGAAAAAGTGTATGGTAAATAATTAAATTATCTGATATAATTGTTTTACTAATTTCGCCCCATAGTGGACAACGAATAGGTAGCCGTGATCGGCTTTAAACATTCGATTGATCGTATCGTCTTACGATAAGGTTTCCCGAAAGGACAAAAGCCGATTTAACGGAATATGTTGAATTAGCATTGTGCTATTCGACCCCTATTCTGCAACTTTGTAAAACTATGGAGATAATATGTCTGTACAAATAACAACGGCTTTCGTTGAACAGTACAAAGCAAATGTATTACACCTAGCACAACAAAAAGGTTCTAGATTAAGAGATGCTGTCCGAACTGAAACAGTAACGGGCAAAGCACACTTTTTTGAAAGAATTGGCTCAACAGCAGCACAGAAACGTACTTCACGCCATTCCGATACACCGAGAATGGACACACCACATAGTAGAAGAAAAGTTACTATGGATGACTACGACTGGGCGGATTTAATTGATAACGAAGATAAAGTTAGACTATTAATTTCCCCATCGTCTGATTACGCTATGGCTGGTGCTTTTGCTATGGGTCGTGCTATGGATGATGCAATTATCGCTGCAGCTACAGGAAATGCTTATGCAGGAGTGAGTGGCGGAACAGCTACTCCTCTAGGTTCTGGACAAAAGGTTGTTCACGGATCAGCAGGGCTTTCTATAGCTAAATTAGTATCAGCTAAAGAAATACTAGATGCTAATGAAACTGACCCCGAAGAACCAAGATTTTTGGTTTGTGCGGCTGGTCAAATAGGCGATATGCTTAATAGTACAACAGTCACATCAAGTGACTTTAATACTGTAAAAGCGTTAGTCCAAGGTAATATTGATACCTTTTTAGGTTTCAAATTTATCCGATCCCAAAGATTGGGAACAGATGCAACTCCGTCAAGACAAGTATTGGCGTTTACAAAATCAGCAATAGGTCTTGCTCTGGGAGCAGATATAACTACAAAAATATCTGAAAGATCAGACAAGAACTATGCAACACAAGTATTTCTATCCATGACAATCGGTGCAACTCGTATCGAAGAAGAAAAAATGGTAGAGATAGCTTGTAACGAGTAAGGAGGATTATAATTTATGGCAACTGTATATTCGGCACAAAAAACGAAATGGTCGCAAAATAATCCTACCGAAAGGGTAAAAACAAATGAACAAGCTGGAAGAATTAGAGTTGCTTATGCGACTTATGAAGCATCTTCTCTTTCTATTGGCGATGTAATTCAGATGTTTAATATCCCTAACGGGGCAAGATTACTTCGTGGCTGGTTAGCGTACGATGCTTTGGCTTCATCAACTACATTATCAGTAGGTAATGCAGCTTATACCGACAGTTCTGGAAGTGCAGTTTCACTTTCGGCTGCTGGGTATTTAGCGGCAGTATCAACTGCTTCGGCAGGAAGAACAGAATGTTTAGCGACAATCGCTTTAGGTTCTGGTGCAGAAGTAGATGCTGATAAAGATGGTCTACCTATTTCGCTTACGTTGGCGGGAGCAGTAGCGACTGGAACTATTGCATTAACATTTGAATACGTTGTAGATTAATTAACGTATAAAAATAATAAAAAGAAGGGGCGATATATATTGAATTATGGTCGCCCCTTTGATATTATGTTAGAATTATGGCAACAGAAGTTTCTATCTGCTCAAATGCTTTACGTAGATTGGGCGATGACCCGATTACATCACTTACAGATGATACAGAAAGAGCAAGACTTTGTAATTCTTTCTACGAACCTTCACGTGATCTAGTTTTAAGATCACACCCTTGGAATTTTGCTATAACAAGAGCAACTTTAGCACAACTTTCAGATACACCCGCATACGAATATTCATATCAATACGCATTACCAACTGATCCTTATTGTTTAAGGGTTTTGGAAATGGAGTATAAAGATTACGTTTTTAAAATTGAACATTTAGCTTCACAAGGTAGAGTTTTACTTACCAATGAAGGTACGGCTAAAATTCTTTACATAGCTAGGGTTACAGATACTATTCAGTTTGATTCAATGTTTGTTGATGTCTTAACTGCAAAATTAGCTGTAGACCTTGCATATCCTGTAACCAATAGTGTCAAATTACAAGATCAGATGCAAAAACTCTTTCAACTTAAACTTTCCGAAGCGAGAAGTGTTGATGGCCAAGAAGGATTTATTGATGATCTTGTGTCTGATACATTTACCGACTTTAGGAAAGCATAATGGCGAGAGTACATCCTTTTCAAACAAACTTTACTGCTGGAGAATTAACACCGAAACTTGCTGGTCAAGTTGATTTTAAAAAATATAATAATGGTGTAGAAACAATGGAGAATATGACTGTATTTCCACAAGGAGGTACAAGTCGTAGATTTGGTAGCAGATTTGTTGGTGAAGTAAAAAATTCTGCAAATGCTACAAGATTAATTCCTTTTGAATTTAATGTAACACAATCTTATATTCTGGAATTTGGAGATCAGTATATTAGATTTTATAAAGATAATGGTCAAATTGTAGAAGCATCAAAAACTATTTCTGGATTAACAGCAGCAAATCCTGGGGTTGTTACAGCAACTTCACACGGATATTCAAATGGAGATCACGTTTGGATTAATAGTGTTGTTGGAATGACACAAGTAAATGGAAGAAGATTTACAGTAGCTAGTGCAACCACTCATACTTTTGAATTATCGGGTGTTGATACATCGGGTTATACTGCTTATTCTTCTGCTGGAACGGCAGAAAAGGTTTATGAAATTGCTACATCTTTTACATCAGCACAAGTTTTTGATTTAAAATTTACACAATCTGCTGATGTTATGTATATTGTACATCCATTACACGAACCAACAAAATTAACACGAACAGGTCATTCAGCTTGGACTATTGCAGAAGTAGATTTTCAAGTCGGCCCATTTCTTGATTTAAATACAACAACAACAACTTTAACAACAAGTGCAACAACAGTAGGAGCTGGAAGAACATTAACTGCATCAGCAAGTTTATTTGCAGCTACAGATGTAGGGCGATCTGTTAAATTAGGTGATGGATGGGGAAAAATTACTGGTTATACAAGTGCTACAGAAGTTACTTGGACTATTGTTGTAGCTGCAACAGATTCGGGTTCTGTAACTTGGTCAATAGGGGCTTGGTCAAATACAACTGGCTTTCCATCAACAGTATCTTTTTATGAACAACGATTAGTATTTGCAGGATCAACAAATAATCCCCAAACAATATGGGCTTCTGAATCTGGATCATATGAAGATTTTGATGCTGGTGATGCTGATCCAGCAGATGCTTTTACTTATACGATAGCAGCTAATAAAGTAAATTTAATTCGATGGTTAGCACCTGCAAGAGATTTAATTGTAGGTACGGCTGGTGGTGAATTTAGAGTTGGTAGACCAACAGGTGAACCTTTAAAACCAGATAATGTTACAATTACACAACAAACAACTTATGGAGGATATACAACACAACCTATTCAAATTGGTAGTGCTGTATTATTTGTTCAAAGACAACAAAGAAAAGTTAGAGAATTTGCATATCGTTTTGAAGATGATGCTTATGTAGCACCTGATATGACATTACTTGCAGAACATATAACTGATACAGGAATTATTGATGTAGATTATGCACAAGAACCAGAATCAGTTTATTGGGCAGTAAGAACAGATGGTACGTTATTAGGAATGACTTATCAAAGAGAAGAAGATGTTGTTGCTTGGCATAGACATATTATTGGAGGTAAAGATCAATTTTGTACAGTAACTGTTACTGATTATTCAAATATTCAAACAGGTACAACATTAAAATTTACAAAGTCAGATGGATCAACTGTTACTTTTACTTCCACAACAGGAACTGCTGGAACAGATGAATTTAAAAATGAAACTAATAACAATACAACAGCAGATAATATTTATACTGCTATTAATACTCACGCAGATTTTACTGTAGCAAATCCTGCAGCTAATATTGTTACAATTACCGAAACTTCTCCAAGTGGAACAGGATTACTTACAGTTACAAGTTCAGATGATATAAGATTAGCTGTGCAAGATGAATTAAGTGCAAAAGTTAAAAGTGTTTCAACGATTTCAGAAGCAACAGAAAACCAAGTATGGATTATTGTAGAAAGAATTATTAATGGTTCAACAGTTCAATATGTAGAATATTTAGATAGTACGTTAAATATGGATTCTTCTTTATCTGGAATTGTAACAGGTACTACATTAAAACTTACATCATTAGATCATTTAGAAGGTGAAACAGTACAACTTTTAATAGGAGATGCAGTTTACCCTACTCAAAAAGTAACAAATGGTGCAGTTACAATAAGTTTACCTAGTTCTTTTGCTGATAAAACGATAGAAATAGGTTTGGGATATATCTCAACAATTAAAACAATGAGAGTTGAAGCTGGTGCAGAAGCTGGTACTGCACAAGGAAGAAAAAAAAGGTATAATGAAGTTATGGTAAGATTATATAAAGTTGTAGGAGTAACAATTAATGGAGATCAAATGCCTTTTAGAACATCAGCAACACCAATGGGTGAAAATATACCAGAAATTACTGGTGATAAAAGGGTAACTAATTTAGGATGGGATCGGGATGGACAAGTAACTATACAACAAACACAACCTTTACCGATGACAATTTTAGGAATAACAGGAACATTAGTAACAAGTGATTAATATGGAGAAAATATAAAATGCCTTTACCAGTTTGGGTTTTACCAACATTATTTGTAGCA